CTTATTACTGCGTAATTACTAAGGTTGAACAACTTGAAAGAGTTGTATCAAAAGACCAAGATAATTACAAGTACTGGAAAGCTGATATTGAAAAGTGGCATGGTAAGATGGTGCAATCTTACCGTAAAGGAGAATGGGGAAGATTTGTTGGTCTTGCCTTCTTTTTAGATGATGTGTACTTCTTATTCAAGAATCCAAAAACGGGCGAAGAATTTATTGAATTTGAGATTTACGAATACAACAAATGGGATCATCGTGACTGGAGAATTGTAGAAAATGGAAAGGACTATTTGTAATTATGAAGGAAAGTAAAGAAAACGCATATTTATCATGTGGTTGTGCAGGACAATGTTATTCAGTTGAACGTAGAGAAGAATTATATCGTATAGCACTTCAAACAAATAAACCCGAAGATTGGGAAAAAGTTCCAATAGTAACTGCATTAGTAGATTGTTTCAATATGGAATGCTTAATGCGCAAAAATTGTAAGCTTGCGATGGAAAACTTAAAAGTACAAAGAATTAAACAACATATTTAGTTAATTATGAGCATTTTAGAATTCCTTATTTTATTTGTTTACTTAGTAATACCGGTGGTATTTTACACATGTGCAGCTATTTCCTCATATATTGAGGGAGAATCATTTGTTGAATTAAGTGATGGCTCATTGCATGCAAAAATTATTTTTTGGCCTCTGTTCGTATTGATATGGTTACTTGTAAGATTCTACAAAGTAATTTATTGGTTGATATACGGCGGTTATATCATTATCGCAAAAGGTTTTAAGAAGATGGTAATGGATGAAATCAACGAGGCAAAAAACTACAAACCTTATGAGGACTAGAGCATATCGTAGACATCAAGAAGAGTGTCATTACAAAAAGCGCCTAAATACACAAATAGCGCTTGGACGATTTGTGGAAGGTGTAAATAAGGATGGAGAACTTGAATTTCTACCGAATTACACACAAAAGACACAAGTCAATATGCTTAATGCAGAACGACTCAATCATCACGGCGCATACAGTGAACAACTTCGCGCAGAAGCAGAACAGCTCAAATATAAGCGCTGGAAATATATGTTAAAGAACAATTCTATGCCAAATGGTTGGAAAGATCCTGTATTTAACAGACAAGCGCGTAGAGATTTGCGCCATTTCCAAAAGATGGTTGATTATGGAATTCCAAGAAGAAGATACCTGGTTCGTGCAAGTGTCATGAAAGGTATGCCTAAAGAAATTGATGATCCCATCGAATTTCCAATTCTTATCAGATGCACCAAAAGCTGGTGGGAAGATTTAGCATAAAAACAAGATCATGAAAAATAGATATTGTATAACATTCCAGAAAGAAGTAAAAGTAGGTGACATTATTATCAAATCCGAACCTATTTTTATTTCTACCGAAATTGGGGAGGCTACTCTGATTGCTATGAAACAAAAATACAGCGGCAATGAAGTAGACAAAGCAATCGTTGAAAAGATGTGTGATATTCTAAAAAACAGCTTATAAATTCATATATTAGTAATATGAACATTTTAGCAGAAGCAGATAAAATAGTGCATGTAAACACAGACCGTTCAGCACTTTACGGTAGTTATCATGACTGCAACAAAAGAATTGCAGATTTGATGACTATTATGACCGGAAAACAAATTACTGTAACTGATGTATATTACTTGCAAGTTGCTATGAAATTAGCACGTGAAGTACAATTTCACAAAGAAGAGAATTTGTTGGACACTGTTGCATATCTTGGTGCATTAAATGATGAATTAAACAATGATAGGAAATCCTGAAATCTATTGGCCTGAACAGTGTAAATTCTGTCTAAGGGCACTTAATACTACGTATTGTGATAGAAATCAAGCATTTATGAAAAAGCTTGATAGTATGTACCATGAATATCTCGGTACTGTTGAATTTAAGTGTGATTATTTCTCTGTTGACAAAAAGAAATTAGAAGAAAGTCAAAGAGGTAGTTGTGAATCAAATCCAATTGAACAAACTAAAGAATAATATGAACATAGAAAATTTCAAACCATTAGAAGGGCTCACATTCGCAGATGTATTCGATAAGCAAGTGGCACTCGAATTCATGTACGAACCCAAAGCAAAAGAGGTTTTTGACAACTTCGATATCGATTGTCTAGCAGACCAAGAGGAATTCAAAAAATACTGCTGGCGAGTAACAGAAGAATTGTGTGAAGCGCTTGAAGCACTTGACAAAAACGAAACACAACATGTCTATGAGGAATTGTTGGACGGTTTCAACTTCCTTATTGAATTGTTGAATATGTATGGTATGTCTGCAAAAGACATGAACTTTGACAAAAACGAAATGTCTGGTGATTTGCGCATGGACATACTAAAGACTATTGAAGAGTTAGGTCTTACAGCCAACTGTTTGAAAAATCGTGAATGGCGTCAATCTCAATATCTTGTTGACTTGTACGTATTCGAGAGACGATTGAAAAACACATTCAACCTATACCTTAATTTATTGCGCACTAAAATGACTGATGAAGAGATTATCGCTTGTTGGTCATTGAAGTACCAAGTAAATCTTTTCCGCATTCAAACAAAGTACTAATATGAATATACTAGGAGTATTTGGTGGCATTGGTTCTATGATGATTGGAGCCAAGCAACAAGGTTGGAATGTAATCGGTAACATTGAAGAGCGTCCTATGTTCTTTACCGGTACATTCGAGGCAAACTATCCTGGTGCATTCATGGTACATACCAAAGAAGAACTTACTGATGAACAACTTGCACTCTGTAAAAATGTTGACTTGATTGTAGGTCATCCAAAGTGTGGTTCTTTCTCTGTATTGCGTCATCAAAACGCAACAGTAAAAGATGCACAGAAAGAGCTTGCAGGTAATTTCAGTAAGTTCATCGAATGTGTCGTTGAATTCAAACCAAAATTCTTTGCAATTGACAACCTTCCTAAGTCGTTGACAGAATTCACATACAAAGATTGGGCAGAACAATTACCCGACTACGATATTCATTTTGAATACATTTCTAACCGTAACTATGGTAATCCACAATTGCGCCAACGTCTTTTTGTAATTGGTTCTCGTAAAGAACTGGGTTTCTACTTTATTCCAGGTGAGTTTGAGCACAAAGAGACTGTGCTTGAGCGTATTTCTAAGATTTCTCCTGATGCACCTAACAATCAACAATGGAAATCTACTGACATTGTAGAAGGTTGGTACAGACATAACATAGATCCTACATTCAAAGGATTTGGTACACCTGAAGACAAGATAACTTATGCAGAGTTTGCAGAATTCTTGAAAACGCAACGTCTCAATCAATGTATTAAGTGTATCAACAAGAAAGGTGAAATCACAACTCGTATTGGTAAATATGTAGTAGATGTAAACTACAAGTCCAAATGTGTAACTGGTGGTAATTCAGGTCACCACTATATGTTCCGCAGTGACACATATATGCCATTTACTATTCGTGAACGTGCTAAATTGGGTGGTTGTCCAGATGACTTTATCTTTATACCAAACAAAGAAAATGAATTAAAGCGTTGGCATAATAATCTTATTCATCAAACTGGTAAGTTTATGCCGGTAGAATTCACTTCTTTCTTAACGCAACAAATTAAGGACTTCTTGGAAGGTGTGCGCAAAGATGAGAACTACACACAAAAGCGCATCATTGATTCTAAACCTGATGTGGACAAAGCAAAATACGAATACTGCCAAGAATTTGGTTATAGCAATCAAAGCAAGGTATGTGAGTTTTGTGGTTCTAAGCACTATTGCAAATTGAGAGAACTTGAAAAGAGACAAGCTATGATAGAGTTTGTTGAAGATACCGTAAAAACAGACAAATAATTACATATATTATATAAAACGAAATAAGTTATGGCAAGAATTTTTAAAGACTGTTTAGAAATGGTGCAAGAGATGGACCGTGAATTGAAAGTCTCTGGTATTACTGTACCGGTAAAGCACTATCAAAATAAAGAGTTGACTGGTGAGAACCAGAACACAAAAGAGTTAGTAGGTGTGAACTTCATTATTTCAAAACCAAGTTTGGGTAAGAAAGATATGTTGAAGTTCTTGTTCAAAGATGAAGCAGACAACATTGAAGAGTACTGCAAACAAGAGTTTTTGGATCGTATCAATCGTGAAGGATTGAACCCTGGTAACTCATACAAAGTTCGTCTTGACTTGTGGCAATCATTGATGTCAAAGAAAGATGGTGAGAAGTTTGACTACACTTATTCAGAGCGTATCAACTACTGTCATCAACTAGACAATGCAATTGCAGCACTCAAAGACGATATTCACTCTCGTCGTGCAATGATTATGATTTTCAAGCCAGAAGATACCCAAGAGTCTTCGGGATTTGCAACTCGTATTCCATGCTCTATCGACTACCAATTCCTTATTCGTAACAATAAGCTAATGGTATTGTACCACATTCGTTCTAACGACTATTTCAAGCACTTTGCAATTGATATTTGGTTGGCAAATGCATTGCAAGAGTATATTGTAGAACAACTTAAGGACACTTACCCAAATTTGAAGGTAGGTTCACTTAATTACTACTGTGGTTCATTCCATGCTTACAACGAAGATTTGTCAAACTGGGTTATTTACTAATTATGAACATCTTACAAGAAGCGGACAAGATTATCAATCAACGTTCGGAAGAAGCGGAAAGAAAATATGGACCAATTGATCTAGCAAATGAACGTGCCGCAAAACTTGCTAGTGTTCTTTGTAACAAACAAATCACTGTTGAAGATATTTATTGGTTCAAGATTGCGCTGAAACTTGCAAGAGAAGCAAAGTGTCATAAAGAAGACAATCTACTTGACCTTGCTGCATACATTGGTGCACTTAATAACTACCACATCAACAAAACCGCTTCATAAAGGCGGTTTTCTTGACGTTTGGGACACTTTAATCTAAAAAATGATAAACTACTAAGGAGCAATGATTCATCTCGCTTATAACAAAAATGACTTAAGATATATTTTCTGTTGGGGAGAAAACATTCGTGCAAACACCCCCAAAGAAAAGAAGGCGAAAAGACCATCATTGGAGGATTTCTTAAACAAGATACCTCCTTACCAGTTTATGCCTTCATATACCGGTATACCTAAGCCAGAAGTGTTTTTGAATAAATTCAAAAAGAACGACAAGGTAATCTATTACTGTTTTGCAGGACTTTGGAAGACAATTGTAGACTGGTGCAAGCGCAAAGAAATTGAATGTGTATTTGAAACAGACGAAAACTATTTCAAGTACACCGACTTCAATATGTCATTGCAAGAATTTACTGACTATGTGAATTCGTGGAATTTGGCATTTCCTCCTCGTGAATATCAATACAAAGCAGCATGGCTTATTCTCAAGTACCGTATTTCAATGTCTCAATTGGCTACTCGTGCAGGTAAGACATTGATTGCGTATATGGTATTCCGCTATATGCTGGAGCATGGTGCGCACAACATCCTTATGATTGTACCTAACACTTCATTGGTAAAACAAGGAGTGAAAGATATGTCAGAATATGAGGAGTTCTTTACTACTGAGGCAATCTGGTCTAAAGGTGAAATGTGTGAAAGTTCTAATTTAACGATTGGCACTTTCCAATCACTGATAAGAAGACTTGACCATAAGTCAAAGCACTATAATCCAAAATGGTTTAATAAGTTTGATGTAGTATGTTGTGATGAGTGTCATACCGCAGAATGTGAGTCTATTAAAACACTGCTCACACAAGAATATATGAAACATGTGAAACTGCGTTTTGGATTTTCTGGTACAGTGCCGCCAGGAGATGATATTTCTGCATTAGCTTGTAAGTCATTACTAGGTCCACTTATTCAAGACATACGCTCAGCAGAGCTTGTAGATGATGGCTATTTGGCGAAAGTGAATGTAACCCAACTCGTTTTGAGGTATGAAA